CCAAATTTATTTCCACCTATCATAGTCCCTAACGAAGATTTTGGTAATAAGACATTCGAAGGTAATCCACATCTCGAAGGGTCATCACCTTTATTATCATTTCCATAAAATCGCCATTCAGCAGTATTATCAATCTCCTTCCCTAATATCGAACTACAATCTCCACATATTTGCATACTATCCGTAATTATAATCTTCTTCGAACCACACGAACAAATAATCTCAATATCCTTCTTTCCCTCCTCCTCCTCCAATATCATCTCCTTCATATCAGTCATTATATCCCAAATATCATCAGTATTTAAGGACGCTGACATAAAACAATTTAAGGATTACATCTATTCTTTAAATAATTATTCATTTTTTATTTTTATGGAAAAAAAAGATTTATGTAAGAAAATTAAGGATAATATTAATTTTCTAAATCAAAATGAACTTGAAGAAGTTTTCAAAATTATTCACAAATCCAATAATAATTATAATAAAAATGTTAATGGAATTACTATCAATATCTCTAATTTAGATGAAGATATTCTTATTAATATTGATAATTATATTAAATTCTGTATCAAATCTCATAATGAAATTAATAAATATGAAAATATTTGTAATTCTTATATTGATGTTATTAATAAAGATAAACCAGAAGAAATTTCAAGCGAATTGATTGAAACTGCTGTTAAAAATAAACAAAAGATTTCTTCATATATGAAATTCTATCTTCTTAAAAAGAAATTTGCTAAACAAATAACTTCCACAAATAAAATTGATAAATATCTAACACACGAAGAATATCTTATTTAATCATTATCTCCATTTTATTTTTATCCTTATTATAAAGATATGATTTATCTTTATAAATTACATTCGCATCCAACAGAAATGATAAGAATAATGCTGTTGATTGGTTCCAACTATCCCTCAATATAGCACTAACAATCTCTCCTGCTTTCTTCGCTCCAAATGCTTTCGAAAACTCTGGTTCAGTTATAAAATCAATTAATCTCTGTTTAACCTCATTCTTCATCACATTCGCCGTAAATGTTTGATTTATTATTATATTTATTGGTGTTTGTTTCGCTTCGCTTGTTTTCGTTTCGCTTCGCTTCTCGTCGCTTGTTTTTGTTTCGCTTCGCTTCTCGTCGCTTGTTTTTACTTCACTTTTGATTTCATTCTTCGTTTCATTCTTCACTTCCTTCTTCATTTCATTCTTCGTTTCATTTTTGATAGTTTTAAATTGATTATATTTTTCGTAGAGAGGTATATTATCTTCATAAACCCATAATGTTTTATTTTCTTTATAATCATCTGGAAGTTTATTAAGAATAATATCCATATTTCTCTATAAATATTTATATTATAATAAATCATTTTTTTTAAATAGGTTTATATTCAGGTAATAAAATCATCCTATTCTTTTTATATAATTCACACGCTATTTTATAACAATATGTTTCCTTATTTCCCTTATCATCTTTCAATCCTAATTCTTTAAACATCTTTAAATGTTCTGTTTTCTTAAATGATTGACAAACCATTCCAGTCTTTTCACCAGTTATTATTCCAGAACTTAATATCTTGAAAACATTCATTTTATTCGTCTTTTCCTTATCAATAAACTTTGGTAATATCATCCCAAATGGCATAACCTCATTTTTCAAATCCAAAGGTTTTTGAATTAATCTCCTATTTTTCTTCAATTGTTCCAATTGTTTCGCATTTAAATTCCTATGATTTATTCCATCTTCATTAAATATTAGTGGTTCAAAAGTTTCATTAAATATATTTATAAAACCTATATATTTATTTATCACAGGAATTCCATTTATCTCCTTCCCAGTTATTAATACACCTTCTTTCACAAAACAATTCTCAATAAATATATCTATCTTATCCAATTTCTTCTCCATAAATATCTTATTTATGAGTATCTTGAATGTAATCTCATCCAATCCTAAATAAAGACCTATAACAGCATTATTATAATTCTCATTCCTTATATTCTCCATCTTTTCATAAAAATCATCATTTAATTTTTCATCTTTTTTCACATCATCCTCCACTATCTTCTCTAATGATATTTTCAAAGGTGTATCTTCAACAACATCTATAATATGTATTCCGTCTTTATGAGGAATTATTAAGATATTATCTATTATTATATTTGGATATATACTCATCTTCAAAGCATACATCAATATCTTCTCATCAACAAATTCAAAAACATCCTTCAATTCTTCAATCGATATAAATCGCTGTCTATATTTATTCACCTTCGTTAATATATATTCCCTTATTTTATTCCTTATATTCAAACTTAAATGTTTATAAGTCTCCTCCCTAAAACCCACAGAATTCTCCTTGATTTTATCTAAATCCACTTTACATTTTGGTTCAACCGATTTATCATCCCCTAATTGATATTTGATTTTAACACCTTGTGAAGTTATTATATCCAATTCACCTAATTTAAATAAATCCTTATCAAAATAATTAATATTCTTAAATAAACTACAATCAATAGAACTATTCCTAATTAACTCATCTATAACCTTCGTTTGATATAATTTCCTCGTCGCTATTCTATACGCATTTATATCCGCTGTTTCCCTCTCATATCCATCAATAGAAGCGTGGAGAAATACAGAAACATTCCTCTCTTCTATGGGAAGATTTCTATGACTACAATTACGAATACCTCGTCCTATAATCTGGTCGATACGATTGAAATGAAACCAAGCATCTATTAAATGCATTTCACGAATATTATAAAAATTAAGACCTTCACTCGCAACTTGTGTTATTAATATCGCCTTCACTACTGAACCATCTTTATTATCAGGATGATTAATTCTCGCCATCAATCCATTTATAGTCGTATTACCCATTATCTCGGGATCACTTGAAGATAATATACAATATTTAGGATATTTGATATTTGGATAAGTTGTATTATGAGTTATATCAGGTTCAGTTAAGATATTATTTGTTCCTTCTCTTGAAAATCCCATATGTTCCAAAGTAATTGCTAATGGAATTATTCCAGACCAAACAAATCTCGAATATATGACAATTACTCCATTCGTATTCTTTATAATATCTGCGATTTTAGATAATTTTGATGAATATAATCCTAATTTATCTGGTGAAGGACTTAAAGCATTTTTATATTTCGAATTATATTTCACGAATAATTGGTCTTTATCACCAGTTTTTATAAAGAAATTATTGAAACCCTCACTACCTATATAACTATCATAAACAATATTCATAACTTGTAATGCCTCAAAATTATTCTTAACTATATCAATCGTCTTCCTATTTTCTAAATATATCTTTTGTTTTTGTGTTAATGGTGTCGTTATTATCCCATCTTCCATATTCGAAATCCAATTCTCCTCCGTCTTATCAATCGGTTTCCCATTTTCCATATATGGAATTACCTTATCCAATATCTTAAAACCACTCAACTTTGGTGATAATTTAAAAGCAAAATTAAATGGATTTTTTCCTCTTAAATAAGATATATAATTAGATGACATCTTGATTATAAAATCTCTTGCCGATGGATTTAAATTATTATCATTATCAAATATCTTACTATCATCAAATAATTCTCCTCGTTTATCATTCAATAATAAAAGATAAAATAATGTATATATATCCGTCGGTTCATTATACATAGGTGTAGCAGTTAAGAAAATTAAACGATTATTAATTCCATCTCTACAAACCTCAATCAACGCTGAATAAACTCGCTTATTTTCTTCTTCCTCTTTATCACTTCGAATATTATGTGCTTCATCAACTATTATGACTTTATCACTAACAACCTTTCCTTGTGATGTATAATTACTATCAATATAATTAGCAAATCCTTCATAAGTAAAGAAAGAATATCGAGATTTAATCAATTTCTTTATCCTCTTTTCAGCTATTTTCGTATCTAATTCCTTTGATATATTCGCCAATTTAACATAAGTATCACCGGTGCATTGTCTTGCGATTGATGAAAAATCTGTTAATTTAATTGTTTCGAAAATTTGATTTTTAAAACCTCCTTCAATCGCCGATGGAAGAATAACCCATATCATAGGTTCATCAAAACTATTATGATTTATTAATAAACTTTCGGCGATTGTTATAGCAGTACAAGTTTTTCCAACGCCTACTGAATAATATAAAAGCATACTTCTATATGGCGTTCTAAATGATAAATAATGAGACATTAGATATTGGAATGAAGATTTCTCAAATATACATAATTCTTTCGATTTTTTCTCAAAATCTTCTAATGAATTTATATCATCATATCGTCTTATCTTATGAACTTGAACTTCTTTTAATGACATTAGTTTTTCATTAAAATCTTCGTCATCTAAATCAGGATAATATTTATCATCTATATTATCTTCTTTAATAATTCTTCGTTCCTTCTTCTTAATCTTAATATCCTTTATAGGTGATATGACCCTTTTTTCTTCAATTATAGGTGATAATGATTTTGGTTTAGGTGGTGTTCCTTTACATATCTTCTCCAATTCTTTATAAATCTCACCATCTTTCGTAATTCGAATATTTGTTAAAGGATTTCTTAATTTATTCTTTCGCCATTTATCACAATCTTCCTCCGTAGGTTCCCTTTTTAATTTCCTTATAGGATTTTTTGTCTCCTTATTTTCCTTCTTCATATCTATTTTTTTATCAAGTGGTTTCAATAATTTCCCTTTATTATCAATTAATCCTAATTTAAAACACGCACTTTTAAATATTTTATAAGTTCCTTTATTCTCTTGAATTATAGTATTCGTAAAAGGATTTATTAAAGGATTTTTTAACCAAATATAACAAATATTTTTATCAATTATCTTATCTTTATAAGGAATTTCGTTAGGAATTTTTGGTGGTGAATGAGGAGGTGTTTGAACTCCTTCACATTCTTTTTTAAGCTTCTTATAAACCTTTCCACTCTTACTCTTAATTTTATATTTAGTTATTGGATTAATCGATTTATCTATTTTCCATTTTTCACATTCTTCTTTTGTTGGTATTTCACGCATTTATTCTATTAGATAAATTTTAAAAAAATAAATAAATTATAACTTCTCATATTCAAGAATTTTTTTATGAGCGAATTTGAATAATTCAATTCTCTCCGCATTATAAATCTTAATATGAGATATAACATCGTTATAATTATACCATCTAATCGCCCTTATCTCCCTTATTTGTTCCAAACATTCATTATCAATCTCTATCTTGATATTCGTATTCGATAATTTAGCAATATAATAAAGATGTTTATACATTATCCCATTTGTTCCAAAAAACATCTCCTCGAATGGATTAATCTCCTTTATGACACTTATCTCATCATCTTTAATCCTCGTTTCCTCATAAAATTCTCGAATAGCACAATCCATATCATTCTCCCTCATCTTCCTCCTTCCTTTTGGAAATCCCCATTCTTGTTCGTTATAAACACCCTTAATAGATGTTATATAATTTTTAAGAAAATTATTCTCATTTAAAGATGTGAATTTAAACTTGGAATTCATAAATTCTTTATTATTTTTATTCGAATTATTATCCGTTTGAAACCAAACATAATTCCAAATATCCTCGAAAGAATATGTTAAAATCATATTCCTCTCATTTATCGTCATATTTATCAATAATTTCTTAATATATTCAATATTCGTAATCTCATATTTTCCTCTAACAAACTCCATAAATGAAAGACTATCCTTCCGTTGTATCATAAGATATTTAATCTCATTATTCCTATCAATTTTATAACAAATAATTCCAAAACTTATAATTGGATGAGGACAATTTTTATAAATATGTCCGTTAAGACCACAATTTCTACAATTTTGCGTTTTAAATTTCATAACATTAAATTATTTATAATAATAATTTCTTAAATGTTTAATTATAAATATGAATATGAGAAATTTGTGAAAGGTTCCACATCATCTATAACCTCCTTTGAATTAAATTTCTCTTGTGGAGGAGGGGTTGAAGGAGTAGGAGGAGTTATAGGCGGAAGAGGAGGAGGGGGAGGAGGCATATTTGATGTTTCAGGAGGAAGAGAAGTTATTTCATTTTGAGGATTAGTGAATTCTTGAATGAATGAATTTTCATTTGATAGTTGATTTTTCACTTCATCTTCATCTTGGTTCATAAATTTCTCAATTGCCTCCTTCGTATTCGTATTAATCATCATTTTAGCATAATTATTAGAACTTTCAGGAGACATCTTATTATTCTGTTCGCTCATATCAACTTTACTTATAGCATTATTATAGGTGAAAAGTGAGGTTAAAGATATTATCACCACAAATACACAATAGATTATTACGAATATGGCAATTACCCACGAATATAACCAACACCACCATCTATCATTTTTATTTCCACCAGTAACCATACAAGTTATTTGTAATAACATAAGGAAGACAGATGGAATAATAGCAAGAATTACGAAGAAGATTAAAAGAAAACGATTTCCAATAGTCATATCAGTTCCAGTAAGAATGATTGATATACAAATGGAAACGACGGCAGCTAAAATGGCATAAGCTGTGAATTGGGATTGTATTGAACCAAAGAAAGCATCAAAAAAACTCATCTCTAATCTTATTTATTGTTCTAAAAGAAAATAAGAAATAAAAAATTATTTAAAAAATGATTATTAATTTCAATTAATCTTATTATTTAAAATGGGTATTCCTTATTATTTCTACAATCTAACCAAAAAATATAAGAATATTTGTATTGATAAAATACCTCTCGCAATTTCTATCTATGCTATTGATTTTAATGGAATAATTCATCCACAAGCACATAAAGAAACAAGAGAACCCCAATTATTCTTAAATCTCTGGAATAAAATTTGTTCTTATAAAGATGTTTATAAACCCGAGAAGATGTTGATTTGTGTTGATGGTGTCGCACCTGTCGCCAAAATCATTCAACAAAGGAAAAGAAGATATTTAACCATCTTTAAAAATAAAATTGATAAAATTAAAT